TGCATAAATTTTCCGTAACCCGCAGCGTCAAGACGGACGATGGCCTTCTTCATCAGTTCAGCAGCAGTACCCTGAAGCGTGTAGTTGGTCAAAGTGTACATCTTGCCAGCATCGGCAGGGATGTGACGGCCAGTGCCGGTTACAATGTAGCCAACACCTTCCTTCTCCTCACGCATTTTGCCCATGGTTTCAGTGTCGGTCATGAACCGCTTGATTCCGGGGTACGTGTTGAAGATATCGTCCGAAACAGCCTTCATCTGTTCAAACGACACACCAGCAGAGTCCGCCATCTTCTGAATACCAGACCCGTAGGCGGCACCATACATGACGTTCTTCATCAGACCACGACGCTTGTCCTTCTTAGAGAAGTTAGGGTCGTTGTAGATCTGACGGCCAATGGATACGAAGAAGTCTCCACCGGTCGCATCAGCTTCCTTGAATGCAGCCTGAAGTGCGGGGTCACCCGAGAAGTGCGCCAGAAGACGCATCTCGACCTGTGAGTAGTCGCACGAGATCAGCACGTCCCCCGGATTACGCGGAATGAATGCCTTACGGACACCCATCTTGTCATCCTTGGGGATGGTTTGAAGGGCTGGAGAGGTCACAGACATACGGCCCGTACGTGCACCCATAGTCTTGATAGACGGGTGCACAATTCCCTCATTATGCATTTCAAGGAAGTTCTTGAAATAGCTGTTCGACATCTTGTCTGCGTTGCGTACTTCATTGATAAACTTCGCAACTTCCCGTACCATCGGATTCTCATCCTTGAGGAAGAGTTCCATCTGATTCTTGTCCACTGAGGGATTTCCTGAAGTCTTGGAGAAGACTTCAAACTTTGCGCCTAGCTCATTCTGGAAGAAGTTGGCAAGCTGAGGATTGGAGCCAATGGAGATTCCCCAGTTGTCCTTGGCCCACTGCTTGGACTTCTCCACCTGTGCCTTGAGTTCATCAAAGCGCTTCTTGGAATATTCAAGGTCAACCCGCATACCCTGCATTTCCATATCGGTACAGATACGGCGCACAGACATTTCAAGGTCATAGGCTTCAGGGAACTTGAGATCGGTCCTGAAATGAGACCACAAATGGGCAGCGAGAATAGGGTCCAATGCACTGTACAGGTAATAGGCCGGGAAATCAACAGGGATTGTAGCCCAAGTCCAGCCATGAGTTTTCATGGCAAGCTTGAGTTCCTTTTGTCCCGCATCGGACCTCGGATCGACATGTTTGGTGGACAGAGTTTTTAGATCATTTGCTCCACCGGGATTCTCGATCTGAGCCATGATCATAGTGTCATGGGTTCTCTCCCAAGGCATTTGCCAGTCAGCGTGGACCTTCAGCCATTTGGCATCGAATGAGGCATTGTGGAGAGTAAATTCCCCTTCCCAAGCATCCATGCATTCGATTGCCGCGCCTCCCCAGCCCTCCCATGGAATCGCCCAGCCCTCACGATGGTCACCGATCTGGATCAATCGAAGTTTGGCTCCGGGTTCCCACGCATCAAGCCCCGAAGTTTCGGTATCTAATCCCATTACATCTCTTCGTTCACCAAGCCAACGCTTCATGTCAAAGAGATCGTCAATACATGTTACAAGTCTAAGACTTGTGTCTTCAGGGAGTCTTGGCATCTATACCTTTTTCTGTTATTTTATAGTTGGAGCCATCCGTTTCCTTTCGGCTCCTCGATTTCCGGTTGTTCTGGTTGTGCGAGCGCATAGCTCAGTCGGTTTGCACGATCACGTACATGAACACCGAACTCTTCAGTATTTCTTGGAGTGCCTGTATCCACGTAGCTCAGACCGAGATACTTCAGCTTGGCGTATGCTCCGGTCGTGAATGCCAGCGGAATAACGTCCCCTTGGAAGCTGTCTAGGAAGTCCCCTAGCGTGTCAACGTTGGACGCGGATACGAAACCACAGGAACCCCACCAATCGTCCGGGAGAGAGGCGTACAGAGCCTCTAGGACGGCATCCTTGGATGGATCGTGGAGTGGGTTGCCCTTCTTGTTGTCCAGAATGAAGATGTTCCGTGGACTGAGCTTGGTACGGCCTACATAGTTTACACCATAGCCAGCGAAAAGTCCAGCCCGCCCCTCAGCGAAAGATGCGTCTACTGAGATCTTGCGGATCTTGTCCAGATCCGGAACAGGCCCAGCCCAGATTGGTGAGTTCTCATCCAGTCGGTCGGTGAACGCCCGTGCCCCGAGAGTCGCCAAGTATAGCTGCTTCCATCGGGAGGCGTCAGCTAGGTCGTCAAATGTATCCACGATGTGGAAATTCCCATTGGGCCTGTAGTCGTTGACCGCCTCGAACCCGAGCAGTGGTTTGTCGTCCAGTTCGTTGAGGTAATCGTAGAACGGCGTCATGCCCTTGAGGTCGGTGTCGATCAGAATAAACAATGGTACCCTTTCTGTTAGTGTAGCTTCATTCTATCAGAAAGGGTGCCAAAAGTCTATTCGATGCGGTCCACGTAGAAGGCATCCGCGATGTCCTGATCCAAACGGGCGGCATCCGTGAGGAGTCTGCGAGCCACGTTGGTCAGGTATTCGGTTCTGTTTTTGTCCTGCTTCATCAGTGATGCTACCACACTCACGGCATCCGCGCAAACATACGCCGCGTATCGCGGTGTCTCAGGATATACTCCGTCGAGGCTCAGCTTCTCAGGTCTACAAAATTCGCACGGGACGTAAGCGCTGGAAAGCTCAGCACCATCCACCGCCGATAGCTTATTTCGTGTCACCGTCTGGCATTCTTCTGAATGGTAATACACGCTGACACCAATCCTCGCAAGGACATACTGGCCCTTGGGTGTCTTATAGAGTTCAAACTCTACCCAGCGTGGTTTCTTTACATCTCTACTGGAACTTTCAGCGAGCTTCGCCCCACTGAATTCCAAGGTTCTTACGCCGTCTCGCACGTAATATTTCATGTCATTACTTCTCTCATCAATTTGTCAAAACCCTCATTTTATGCTAATGAGTCATCCTTCTATTATATCTTATGTAAGTTTGGAAAATGCAGAAGGGCAGGTCTTCTCGACCTGCCCTTCAACAATTTTGCTATTTATTTGGCGGAAGCGTGGTAATGTCAGCCACAGCCGGTGCTTCTGACTCTAGTGCCTCCAACTTAGCGTGAGCTTCATCAAGTGCTCTAACAGCTTCGTCCCGTTGATCCCTGAGAGCTTCAGCGAGGATTTCAAGCTGTGTTTCACGGTTCAGGGATTCCCTAAGTTGTGTGGCTAGCTTGGATGCTTCCCTCTGGGCAACTTTGAGAGGGTCAATGGTAGGTAGTTCTGACATTTCTGTCCTTTCGTCGTTTTGTTACTATTCGATTATACCGTATCTTCGGTGGCTTCCGGGGTAGCCGGTTCTGCTGGTGCCGAATCTACTTCGGCAGCTTCCTCTTCTGCCGCCACTTCTGATTTGGTGGAGGCGTCAAAGAGGATTGCCCCTAGTGTCGTAGCAATGTCTGCCACGTAGGAGTCATCTACTGTAGCCTCTGCCGTAATAGTGACTCCGCTGTCTCTGCGGATTGAGAGGTTGATCTGAGCCATTATTTGGCCTTTCCGTTCGGTTTTGTGGGTTTATTCTCTGGCGCTGGTGCTGGGGTTGGCGGGACAGGAGTAACAGGCTTCTGTTTCTCCCTTTCCTTCCTCTCCTTGTAGTTTTGAACAACGGCGCGAGCTTTCTTTAGGCGTTCTTGTACAATGATTTGGATTTCTTCAAAGGTTTTCATAATTTCCTATCTTATTGAAGTTTCGTCACACGGAGCTTCGAGTCAAACTGCATGGTTCCGCCACTTGCCTGCAAAAACTGAACAAGTACTATTTCATTTGCAGTTGCGTAGAAGTTCGGGACGGAAATACTGAACTCCCAGACACCACCTTCGGCCTTTGCCTGAGCGTTATGGATAACTGTACCGGCAGCGTTCTTAAGGAAGATACGGGATGCTGAATAGGTTGTACTGTTGTTCCAAACTACCAGATGAATACAGTAAACCCCCGCCTCCATAAACTTGATCTGGTCGGCTGCTGGGAAGGTAACAAATCCATCGTTGAATGACTTGTTGGTATCCTTAGCAAACGTTCCCGGACCCCATACAGTGTTATTGGGCGGGAAGCTCGTAATTACGTTGGTCTCGCAGTGCTTGATAGGAAGAACTGCATTTCCTTGTACAGTAAGGGTGCCGGTGACCGTTGCTGAAGAAAGAGTAGCAGCGCCAGTAGTAATTGCACCAGTCGTAACGGCACCCGTAAAGTTAGAAGTACCCGTTACAGCTAGATTGTTCTTGACTGTAGTAGTAGACGCTGTGACTTCCAGATGACCTGTGCTGTCAAAGTTCGTTCCAAGAAGGATCTTGGTATCTGCGTCAATTCGCATTTCACCATTGGCGTTAGGAGTATAGATACTCGTCATCCGAGCGCCGTCAGAATTTCTCCTTCCCTCAATCGCCCATAGTCCATTATCGGTTACAGACATTAGAGCATAGCCTAGAGCGACTGTACCTGCCTGATCTGAATATGTGCTCATCGTTGCATGGAAGATATCGTCATCAACCAAAGGCGCTAGAAGGTCACTTCCGCCATAGGTATTCACCCTGAGACCAGTGATTCGTTCATCACCGTCAATGGTAGGGACATACCACATGTATAGGCTGGCTTCCTCAAAGCCATGATTTCCGGGCTGTCCGGCGTCCAGCCACATGTTAGGCGAAGGGTAGAGCTTATTTGGATCGGTATCAGTGCTTCCGGCAAGAGTTGTTGCAATCATGTTTGCAACACCTTCACCGACAAGGGCCTGAGAACCTGAAGTAGTTACGTCAGGCTGACCGCCTCCACTTCTATCAAGAGTCGAGAGACGAAGCGCATCACCATTATACAGGATGGAGGCAGGAGTCTGTGGTCCTTCGCTACTGTGAGAGTTGTTGAAGAGAATTCCGGGGGTAGAGCTAAATGCACTGTGAGAGTCGTAGGTCAGGTTACCGAAGATAGCCGAAATGGTTCTTGTTCCGGCACCTTCTACAACCTCTGAGCCGGTCGTAGAAAACGTACCCTTAGATGTAACTGCACCTGTAGCAGCACTGATGGCAAATGTCTCAAGCCCAACGGGGTCATAAGCCTTGAATCCCGTTCCATCCAGCTTGATTCCACGAGAAGCGGTTGCTTCTGTCTGGAAAAGGGCACCCGTGATAGTCTTACCGTCAATGGCACCATCAACCACGAGCTTACCGTCAGCCGCACGAGTCATTGCCACGTAATCAATGTCCGTGGTCGTTCCGGTTGCGTTGTTGGTTACCTCGATGAAGAATTCAACGGCAATGGTTCCAGCAGGCAGGGCAGGAGAGTACCCCTCAATGAGCGTCCAAGTGTTGGCCACCAAGAGAGGGCTGGAGACTACTGTAATACTGGTGCTTGATGTGGCATTAGTATAGCACTTCATGCGAAGCTTGATGGAACCAGCAGCCAGTGCAGCAGAGGACTTCACATACATGGAACCACGGAATCGGTCTTCAGTGCCAACGGCCACTCGGTTTACAAGGTTATTGATAGTCTGAAGAGAAGTTGTTCCGGTGATTCTCAAGGCAGGAAGAGACCCACGGCCAGCAGTTGCGTTGATCGACTTATTGGCGTCTAGCGTTCCCCAAGAAGATCCGTTGTTTGAAAAATTCGATTCCACGATGAGGTTATCTGTGGAAGTAATGACAAGCTTATCTGTAGTGATGGTCTTAGCTGCAATACGGGCACCGGACATTTCTCCAACGGTGATCTTAGCTGCATCAATAGAGCCAATGATACCGTTAGTAGCTGTGATAGAATTCTGGACCAGAATGTCTACGGCGTTGATGAGATCCGCATCAATGAGCTTAGATCGAATAACGGCTGCGTCTAGGCGTGCCGCAGCAATTGTTCCAGCATTGATGACAGACGCATCCATGGTTCCGAAGATACCGGAGGCAGATGTAATCGAGTTGGCCGCGAAGATGTCTGCGGCATTAATGTAGGACGCCTCTATAAGTTTTGACTTTATGGTCTCAGCGTCTAGGCGAGCAGCAGCGATTGTTCCAGCATTGATCTTATCTGCACTTAGATCCGCAATTTGTGCGTTCCCGATGGCACCATTGGCAACGATAAGAGATCCGGCCTGAATAGCTCCGTCAACAATGAGGGTTCCCTCATTCTTACGGCGTATCGATAGATTGTCAATCCAAAACTGGTTAGTGGTTTCTGCGTTGTTGGCAAAGGTTATCCACACCTGAATAAAGGCGACACCGGCAGGAACAGTGTAACTACCAGTCTTCTTTGTCCAAACAGTACTCTTAGTTGTACCAAAAGCCGAAACATTTGTCCAAGAAACCGGAGCCTTTGTTGGCCCAAATGTACGGAAGCCAAGTCCAGCGTTACCGGTTCCGACAGTGTTTAGGTTACGTGCCTCATACTCTACATAGAATTGGTCCCCAACCTCTACGGGAATGAGTTTGTAACCGTATACGTCGTTGTTTGAGCCGTTTTGGGCATTGAGGGCAAGAGCCTTCCCGGTTCCGTTACCCGCCGTGCCCATGGTACCGTAGGTTCCGCCAAGTCCCGAGATATCAATTACGGTAGCGTTACCAGTATTTGAGTATCCCTTAGGTGCCTGTCCAACTGTATCGCTTTCGAAGTCAGGGTTCTCAACATAGTTATTGATGTCCGCGATCAGAAGCTTATCGGTACTGATGGAGGAAGCGGCAAGTCGGGCAACATCAAGCGTACCGGCAGTGATTTTTCCGGCATTCAGGTTGGCAATGACAGCGCTGTCGAGCGTACGGCTCTGCCATGACGTGGTAAACTCCCATTGAGCAATAATGAGTCCGCTACCGTTGTGTTGGAACCACGTATCCCCTGCGATATATCCGGTAGTTCCTGAGGCAGCAGAAGTGGAGTAGATTACCTTGTTCTTACCGTTGGCAGCAGTCAAGGCGGTATTGGCAGTACCTTGGGCAGTGGCAATAGAGGCATCCTGAGTGGAAGTCCATGCGCCGTTCCAGATGTACGGCTTGTTTCCGTCGTCGGTATCGAACCACAAATCACCGGTAGTGTTTCCAGTCAGTGGCGGTGCAGACGGTTGAGACCACGTTCTCGTCTTGAGGTTGACTGTATCGGTCAACGTGGTTATACTTGCAGGAGTGCCGTAGGCGGTAATCTCTTCCGTTGTAGCGGGACGAACGTTCAGCCAGTCATAGATAATATCCTTGACAGCTTGAGTTCCCATGCCTACAGAATATTGACCCATGAGCCAGCCGTTCATGGCTGTCCACGTACCTGTTGCGTTGGTTGGACGACGGAGAACTTTAACTACTCGATACCACTTTCCAGTGACCGGAGCGGGGATCTCAGTTGCCAGAGAAACAGTTACTCGTTGGTTCGTCATACCGGCCCAGTCAAGAAGCACACCGGCCCCGCCGAAGGAGCTTCCGGAAACTAGACGTACATCCAGTTCTAGAGTAAAGTACTCTAGGTTAGGGGCATGCGCCAGCGCAGTGTGGAAGGTTAGTCCACGCTGTGTTGTGGTGTCTGTGCAGTTGAATCGGGCAGCGTACTTTCCCGTACGTACTGTTGTTGTTTCCTTCGTCGGAGCATTGTTGTAGGTTGCGTAGTTGGCCGGTACAGCACCCGTCCAGTCCTCAAAGGACGGGTTGAGGGAGTAGGCCTGTGCCTGAATTGCAGCCATCTGGGCAGCATCAGCTTTAGTTGTTGCATCAGTGGCAGCAGCAGAGATTGCTTCCGCTTTAGCAGCAGCAGAGTCCTGTGTAGCCTGCCATATCGATCCACTGTACGTGTAGAGCTTATAGTTGTTGTCGGTATCTACCCAAGTATCACCTGTATTATATGTGCCTCCGGTAGGTTCGGAGGTTTGAAAATACGTCTTATTCTTTCCGTTGGCTACGGTGAATGCACTATCTGCCGTTGACTGGGCAGTAGCAATTGTAGCGTCACGCGCAGAAATCCATTGTGTGCTTGTTGTATCCCAAGTGTAAGGCTTATTTCCGTCATTAGTGTCAAACCACAGGTCCCCGGCTCGGTGTGAAGTTCCGGCAGGAGGGTTATCCTGCCTCCAGACTGTACTTTTACCGTTTGCAGTTGTCTGTGCCGTTCCCGCAGCGAGGGCAGCAGCAGCAGCATCATTGAAAGCCTGATCTGCGGTAGTCTGGGCAGCAGCAGCGGCAGCAGCAGCATCAGTGGCAACCTTATCGGTTACAACAACCCATGCAGAGCCGTTCCAGCGCTTCGGGGTGTTTGCTCCACCGGTAGTATCAATCCAGAGGTTCTGTGCAAGCTGGTCGGCAACAGCAGGAGCGGAAGACTGGATAATCACCTTACCCTTTGAGTTGGCGATACCCGCAGCCGTTGCAGCGGAGGCCGCAGCAGCATCAGCAGCATTTTGAGCGTCATCGGCAGCAGTCTGTGCATTGTCAGCAGCAGCTTGGGCAGCGTCAGCGTCCGCCTGAAGCGCTGCAAGGGCATCGTTGATACCCTGATCGGTCACAGCACTTTGCATCACCAGAGGGGCGCTTCTAGCGCTTCTGGCAGCTAGGTTTCCGTTGTAGTCCTCAGACTCAAGGGAGAACTCCCACGTCTCTCCGATAGCCGCGATATCCGTTGTGACAAAAACAGACTCAGAAGGGAGACGGATGACTCCAACATCCACAGTTAGGACAGTTGATCCGGAGACGATCTTGTGTCCCACGACATTGACGTGTACGAAGTCCTTTGGCTTTGCGGCATTGCCTACGAAGAGTCCGTCCCAAGACACGGTAAAAGTTCCGGGCTGGGAGGTTGCCACCGGAGTAGTAGCCACAGGAGGAGGAACAATGTCCCCGACGAACGGCTGGAAGCCTATAGTCCCATCAGGAAGCTGCCCGATGATAGTCTTGACGCCTGTTACAGGGTCTTCGGCAATAAGGGTCTCGCGAATTACGATATTGCCGGAAGGTTTGGTCTCAAGGGATTTTACCCTGTTACGGAACTCCGCGAACTCGCGAAGGAACCCGCCGTCTGGCCCGATTCTTCTTACTTCCGTCATTACTATCCTCTACGTCATTTTACTGCTAATCTACAAACTTGTCTTCCTTTTGAAGGCTAACCTTGACGCTATCTGAAGTATCTCCTACAATACTTAGAAGTCGCATCTCAGTCATACCATCAGGGAGGGAGAGCCACCCTTGTGTAATTACGTGAACCAAGTCACCCGGCCAGAAGTCTCCCAACGGAATGGGGCCGTCTGCTCGAACCGTCATCTGAACTTCCAGAAGTGGTTCCTTGTTCACCCAGAGGTTCGATATTCCATGGTTGGCTACAACCGTTGGATTCTCACTGTTACCAACATTGACGACCGTCTCAAGCAAAGGGTATTGCGCCTGAAGAGGTCCATCATTGGTAGCTACCTTGATGAGAAGCCCCTCATCCTGACCAGCACCGGTTGAATAAGTTCTAAAGGTCTGATATGATCCAGTTACGATAGTGCTCATATCAACTACCTCTCCTCTTGCAGGAGTGGTGTCCCATACCGGAGTATATTTCTGGTAGATTCTTGGCTGCTTATCTGTACCCGTCCAGAAGTCGAACGTAAGTTGGTTATCCTGAATAAGCCTTGGTTTAAACATTATATCAGGCCCATTGATGACGTTTGAAAGCTTTGTCAACACATCATCGGTATTGATGTTCTGTAGGTTGAACCCTCGGTACGTTCTCTCATGGTTTGCGGACTCGTCCGCGATAGGGAACGAGATCGGAAGCGACCCACCCGGTTTCTTCTGCGATTGTTCGACAACCCTCTTGGCGATAGTGGCGAGGGACAGTCCGTTCCAGTACTTGTAGCTTTTCGCTAGCAAGTCCCAGTTGGTCTGCTCATCAATCACAAACCTCTTAGCGAGGACTGAGCGGATACCTCCACAGCCGATAGTCACGAAATCCGAAGACTCGGAGGGGCGGGTAATGATCGGGCCAGCAATGATGGGAACACCCTTGTAGAAGAGCACAACACCTGCCCACCATGGAGAAAGCCAGTACTTGAGGTTCACATTAGGCAGAGTATTCTTCCTCAGCTTCATGCTAATGGACTCAACACCGTTCAATTCCATTGACCACGAGGCAGATTCAAACTCAAGTTGAGGTCCAATGTTTCCTGAAGAGACTTGAAAAAGATTAGCTGTCCACATTAAATAGCCGGTCCAACGTCTTCAACAGTGTAAATGACGCCGCCTCGACCGAATCCAGCGCTAGTGCCGTAGTATGTTGCAGCCTGTCCCGGACCAACCATTCGGCCTGACCCAAGGTTGGTGGTATGGGTTCCGGCTGAGACGTTGATGGTGTGCTCCCAATAGTACTGTGCCCACGCCTGATGCAACCCCGGAGTGGTGAAAATGATCATATCTCCACCGTCAATGTTCGGAAGGAAGTAATGCTCAGTGTATTTGGAGTTGTCGAATCCTACTGCACCGGAAGAATAGAGTAGTGCGTTCACGCTGAACCTTACTCTACGGTCTGTTGGGACGGTGAAGGTTCCATGCCCTTCCCTTAGAAGAGGAATAGAAAGTAGTCCGGTATAGGTGTTCTGCCATCGATGTAGGACACCGAGAGAAGCACCATACGGGATAGAGTAGTTTATTCCTCCGGTTGCAACTGCGGCATTGGTATTAGTGTTTCCTGCGGAAACAACAAAGCGCTTGAGTTCAACTGCACGGGCAGGGAGGACGGTCCCCACACCGACGACAATATTTGCGTCCCCTTCAATGGAAGGGTATCGTTGCTGGACGTAGATAATGTCTGTACGTGAGCCAGAACCCGGAGCCGCTGCTGTTGAGATAGTAGTGGTGGCAACAGGAGCAAGGATAATCTCGTCTGTAGCCGTTTTGATTGCTACGACTCCTGAATTAATCGTATAACTCATGATGGATGCGCTGGTTGTGATAGTACATCCACTGATAATTCCGGGGGTAAAAAGTCCACCGTAGATTTTTCTAATATCAGATGACGATGTTCCGGAGGAACCGTCTGCTGCTGGATCGACGCCAAATCCTGAAGTCATTTGTCTCTTCTTCCTAAATCCAAGTATCTCTATACATTATATCACACCAGCCTGAGCCATTCTGGATTGGTGTGAATGTGGGCTGAATGGTAGCCCCAGCAGGAATTGAAAACCAATCCCTTCGATTAACCAGTGTGGTTTTATCCACACCATTTTGAGTAGCGGTCCCTTTAGCCGTATCGATAATGACCGGAGCCGAGAAAGTCACCATTCCGGCATAGGTAATTACCTTCCCAAGATTGTCCTCGACAGAGAACCCGGAGAAATAGTCCCCCGTTACAACGAAAGTAGGCCATGCATCAGCGTTTCCATTATTTTTAACGGTCTGAATGGTGTTCTCGCCTGCCAGATTATAGTCAAGCGGATAAGATAGTCGATATTGTAGACCTCCTAGCGTGACATTAGCTCCAGCCTGAAATACTCTCATTGGGCCGTAGATGTGTGGGTCCGGAGCGTACAAATCGATTTTGAACACAGCAACATTGTCAAGCTGCTGGGTCCATGAGACAGCACCTTCCAGCCCAACTGTTGCATATCGGGTATCCGAGGAGGTTTCCACGGACATTTCCACATACTCTCCCGCCCGAAAAAGCCCAGTGAGTTGATCACGCATAGTCTGGAGTTCCGCACGATTAAGAGCGACAGCGGTCCCAGACAGGGATATAAGGCGGGACGAGAATGTGTAGGGTTCACTGAAGTCACCGTTGGAAACGGGGCGGACTGTGGCATCTCGTCGCGCAGCCGTTCCATCAGTCCACCCAACCATAGCTACAGGATCAAGCACAAACTGCCCGTAGGGGGCAATTCGTGACGAACGGAATACCGTATCCTTGATTGTCACTATGATTTTGTCGTTCTTGAGATACATTTGTCTATCCTAGTTTGAAGTGGAAAGTTTCCAGTACATGTGATTCATTGCAGCTTCACCAATTTGTGTCTCATTGAGACCCTGAGATGGATTTACTGTAAAGTTCACATTGGTGACTCCTCCAATACCGGACTGGCCGAATACACCAGTTCCGGTCGAAGCGCGGGAGGTTCCGGTAACAGTGTCTCGGGAGAGTACCGGAGCAACTGTCGCGGTTACGGCTTGTTTCTGAGAAGCCGTTTTAACAGCAGGAAGCATAATATCGGCTATCTCCGGAACCGCTGCTTCTGCAAGAGTCGCAGTGGCCTTCTTGACACGTCCCACCATGGACTCAATACCAATTGCCAGACCAGCGCCAAGCTGCTTACCGACCTGATCACGCATGACACGGGACGGAGACTTGATTCCGAAGAAGTTTTTGATAGTATCAAGAGCACCAGCGGCAATATTCTTAATGGTGTCAACAATCGCACCCGAAGCATTACGGATACCTTGGGCAAGACCGTCGATCAGGTCTCGACCAGCGTTCAGCAGAAGACTACCGAAGTTACCGATATTGTTGAGGATATCGCTTCCGATTCGTCCTATTGTGTCGAGGACGTTTTGTATGTTACGCTGTACCTCATTGACAAATCCGCTGACTCCGTTTACGATGTTGTTCCAGACATCGCGCACGAAGTTACCGATGGCGCTCCATGTGGAGTTCCATGCGTTGTTAATTCCATTGACCACATTGTTGATGGTGTTGGATACGTTCTGGATGGCTCCCGAGACGAAGGAAACTATGTTGTTCCAAATGGTCGAGAAGAAATTTGAAATCCCGCTCCAGATGGAGTTCCATGTATCCGAGATACCATTTACGATATTGACAATCGTGTCCCTGATTCCATTAATGATTGGCGAGTAAATCGCTACCATCAGGTTCCAGATTGTGGTAAAGTAGTCAACAATTCCCTGCCATACAGCATTCCACGTATCTCGGACTCCATTCACAATTCCCGTAATGGTGTCAGAAATTGACTGAATGATTGGACTGTAGATGGCAACCATCTGATTCCAAACAGTCGTAAAGAAATCAACGATTCCCTGCCACACTGAGTTCCACGTCGAGACAATTGCATTAACAATTGTCGTAATGGTGTCAGAAATTGACTGAATGATCGGTGTGAAGAATCGGACGAGGTTGGTCCAGATACCGATAAAAATTGTAGAAATAATCTCCCACGCGGCTGTCCAGATCGCGGTAATAATATCAACAGCGCCCTGAATGATAGATGTGATCAGATTGACAAGAGGCTCAAAGAACCATACAATACCGTTCCAGATATTCCTGAAAACATCAGCCATAAAGTTGAACGCGCCGACCCAGATGCCGATGTACATCTGGACACCAGTCGAGATGATTGTTACAATCGTGTTGATGACATTCGAAATGAAATCAACGACAGGACGGAAGAAGTCAGCTACTCCGTTAACAATTCCGCCGATGAACTGGCCGACCTGATCCGCGATACCTCCGAAGAAGTTACCGATTCCGTCACCAACGACACTAAGGCCCTTTTCGAAGTTTCCTCCGAAGTTTCCAAAGAATCCTTGGATGAAGGTGATTGCCTCACCGACCCACTTACCGATTCCGCCGAAGAAATCACCGGCAGCTTTTGTGGCACCTTCAAACATCGGAACTACGTTAGTGTTCCAGAAGCTAACAATATTTCCTATGACTTCACCGATGAATTTGAATGCAGCGTCTATACCGTCCTTAAACCATCCGACGTTGTTGTAAGCCCAAATTACACCAGCGACCAGAGCAGCTATACCCGCGACGATACCAGCGATTACCAAAGCAACAGGGTTAGCCAGAGCAGCTATGTTGAATCCGGTCTGAATAGCAGTAGCAAGTGTCATACCGGCACGGTACGCGGCCATTGCCGTAGTAATGCCACTGATGATACCCTGAATAGCTACAGTGGCCTTCCAAGCAGCAGCAAATCCAACCACACCGGCAATGATGGCTGGCAAGGCTGGGCCAAGCGTCTCGACAACCTGTGCGATAAATGGAGCCACAGCCTGAATGATTGACGTTATGGCAGGGGCTACAGTAAGCATTACGGAAGTAAGTGAATCAAAGGCAGGCTTGAGCGCTTGGATGATCTGAATAAGAGCGTCACCAAGGACCGGGATCAGCGGATCGATAGCCTGCTTCAAAGCGGTTATTAGAGGCAATGCCACTTCAAGGGCAGCAGCGAGTACCCCACCAATGTTGGCAGCAAGGCTACCGATAATGGAGAGGAACGCGCCCATCTTTGGACCCATGGTTCCGACGACAGGTGCCAGTGCTTCAAAGCCCTTCTGGATTCCGTCAAACATGGCAGCAAATCCAGCTTGGAATTCCGGGTTCGAGGTAATGGCAGCGATGGCATCGGAGACTACCTTGATGACACCGGCAATGGACTCAAGGGCAGATCTGACGGTCGGTGCCGCAGAACCAATTGCCCCGAAAAGCTTGAAGAAGGCGTCTCCAAGGGATGAGGCAACAGCGTTGGCACCTTGGAAGATTGTTGTAAGCGCCTTAATGCCTTCCGGAGAGTTGACAGCAGTGTTGAGTCTGTCAACAAAACTCAGTAGTGTACCGAGTCCATCAGAACCAGCGGCACGGGCTGCATCGGTGATGCCAGAAAAGATGCCAGCAGTTTCGGCAACAATAGATCCGAGTCGCTTCAGGTTGGTAATACCCTCTTCAATCCAACGCCTAAGGTCACCATTAGATGCTGCCGCATTGATGAAGTTTGAGAACTTGTTGGAAACCTCAACAAACCATGTAGCAAGTCGAGGAAGAAGCTCCCCACCAACCCAGCCCAATTCCACGAAGGCCTGTACCAGAGGTTCAAGTGCCTGTGATGCTATGTCTATAGACTTGGAGAGGAATCCAAACATCCCTACGATGACATTGTTATCCAGATGAACCTTTAGGGCTTCAGCCAGCTTTTCAGTCCATCCGCCGAGGGCACGTGCAGTGCTGGCAAGTCCTTCTTGGAATTGTGGGAAAAGCGTTTGGGACATGTCGCGTAGTGCATTACGGGCCACGTCCCAAAAGTTGCTTTTGATAGTGTTGCCAAGAGTCTTGTATTGCGCTGTTACTTCAGGAAGTTGCTTTCCGAAGTCCTTCAATGCTACAATCAATGTACCGATACCGACGAGGAATCCTGTAGCCATTCCGGGAGCAGCAATTGCAGCCATAGAAATAATAGACCCAAGAGATGCCGCAAGGGTTGAGAGACCACCAATGGATGAGATCGCGGCACCGCCGATGGACCCCAGCATTACTGCCATCTTTGCGATTCCCGGAACAGCCTTATCAATGTTGATGAAGTGGTCGGCCATCTTCTTGAGATCACCAGCAAGAACTCGGGCACCAGTCATACGTGCAATGGCATTGCCAGCAGCCACGAGAGGCCCCGAATTCATCACGACATTAACACGAAGCTGGCGCATTCTTGTCAGGAGGGCTAGCCTTGCGCGTGCTGCTTCATCATCAACATCCGGGGTCACTGTGGGGTTGGATCTCCCCATGTCATCGAGCATATCGTCAATTTCTCGACGAGCAGCTAGTGTGTCCGCTTCAAGCTGGACTGTTGCTCTAAGAGATTGGTTTGCAATTTCATGCAAATCTATGATAGCTTGTCTAGGATCGGTATCAACACCAATATGTACAGTCTGATCCTGAAGGTGAGAGAGGTTGGTGATGTTCTGTAGATCGGAGACTGCCTGCTCAGTGTTCACATTGACTGTAATAGTCTGATCACCTAGGACAGTGTTGGCTAGATCATCTAGCGAGCGTTGGGCAGAGGAAGTGTCGGCATCAACAGTAAGGGTCTGATCCTCCAGTTGGCTGTCAGCCAGATCAGCCAATTGTGCGGTCGCTGAAGATACATCCGCGTCTACGTGAATAGTAATCGAGTCATTGATCGATTCAATTGCAGAACGGATATCCCTTTCAAGTTTATCCGTAATAGCTCGGATGTTTACATATGCAGACCCGATTACAGTCATCTATTCCACCTAATTACCCATAAACTGGGAGTCCCGGTAGACCCTCGTCGCCTAGCTCTACACCGTTATTTTGGCCCACTGGTAGGTTGTCTATCTCTCCTCGTTCTAGGCGAGCATAGAAATCTTCATCATACGTGGCAGCTTCTCGTTCAAGCGTCTCGTAGAATTCTTCGTCATATACTGTGGCACCCTCAGTCTTAATTTTACCATACACTGAGTTAACTTTATTTCGAACCTTAGTGAGTCCGCCATCAATTTTGGCGTCCTCAATCACGTCTGCACAGAGAACAGCATCTATTATATTCATTGCTCTACGAGCAGTGGACTTGCAGATTAGATCATACAAGTCCACGCCCGATGCTAGATACTGTCCATCTATGAACGACCAGTTACTAAGAAACTGCCGTCCTACTGAGCAGACGCCTTCGTAGGGCGCGAGGTATACGCCTGAATGAGCTTGCCAACTGACTGGGAAATCGCAATCACATCGATCTCCTCTTCGGAGGTACGTAGGTGGGTGTCCAGACGGGTATACTCTTCTGCATCAAGTGCCTCTTTGAGGAAGTTCTTGAACGCAACGATGGACGAGACACCGCCACCGTCCGATGCTTCAAGGAAGTCCATGAGCACGATACCCTGAACAAAAGGCTTTGCTGTGAATGTCTCCCCGCCAAGTTCAAATGTTACGGTCTCGGGAGCCTTGCCTTCTTCGGTGTTCTCACCGGAGGCGGAAAAATTGCGGCTGTCTGCTGCTGTAGGCATATGTCGTTCCTAATATACGTCGTTATCTATCGAATTACACGAGACAGGTTATCTGTCAGATACCTGTTCGGCTTGGTTCCCGGATGGAAAACCATTTTGCTATACACTATTCTACCATGGGAATAGAAGCGCAATGTTTGCGCTCTACGCGGAAGAATGATATGAGGTTTTGTACCGTTGTGGTGCATTAGAGCGATGCGGTTGTTTGCACCTACTGTCGCCACCAGCCCCTTGCCGTCCCGTACCACTTGGTATCGAATGGACTTCTTCAGGGTACCGGTCCTTACCCCGACCTGCCGTCTTGCGAGGCCCTGTAGCTTTATGGCTCTTTTCCTGAGATAGTTCCCTACATCTCCTCTGGGAGATGTGGTCAACTGATCATAGGCAGCTTTGTTCAGTACGAACTTCATTAGGATTGAGCCGATACTGCGGACGCCGTTACCACCAGCGTCATGGCCTGAAAGCCTCCCTGCGGAGATCCTGCGGAAACGTCAGCAAGGGCACCTATGGTCATGGTTTCACCGGCACGAAGGCCAGCATCCATTAGAAGCATGGCATCCTGCATTTGCTTACGGGCAATATCGCTCTGGACATCCGAAGGCAAAGTCTGTACTCCCGTCACAGCCTGAGCAAATTTGGCCGGAACCGTAGTTGTGGGGTTAGCTGCCACTGTGTTAGGCTGCGGGAGAGCGCGGACCACTTCAACAATGTAGACTCCAGTACGCGGTCCAGCGCATTTGACCGGTTCCTGAGCTTGGTTACCCGGAAGACCCGAGTAACCTTGCTCAAAGGAAACCGTCACCTGTTCACAATCGTGAACGGTATCGCCTTGACCGCCGACTGCGAGGTATCTTCTTGTCGGAAGATCCACTCCATGGTCGGCATACGTCGCTACAACAGTGTTGAGGATGAGGTCCGCTATCTCGACAAATTCATTTGGATCGAGCATAGCGGGTTTCCTTAGGTGTTAGTTGATGATCTCGTTTAGCTTACTTACGAGGGTCTTACGGTTCTCACCGTCAAGCTCCGCGGAAAGGGCCTTCTCAGCCTTCTCAGCGTCGTCTCCGACCCATGCGAGGACTTCCTTGATGGAACCCTCGGGAACTGCCTCTTCGTCGGTCTGAGGGGCTTCTACGGCCTCCTCAGATACCTCCTGATTGAAAGAGTCAACGGTCGGATCGGCTTGTTCTACGTTAGGTTCGTTGTATTCTGGTGCTGCGTAAGGATCTGTATCACTCATATTAGTTCACTCTTTCTGCTCTTACCGCTCCCGGCAAGAACACTTTAGGCCTCTTCTTGGCCTTGTAGGGATTTACTGCTGCAAGGAAGAGATCTATTTCGTAGATTCCCACCTTGCCATTAGAGATAAATTCCTGAGGGTCCATCACAGTGTATGATACTCCCTGACGAGCTACTGATGAGATTCGTTCAGGGAGTGCACACGATGGGTCACTCATGTCGGAAAGTATCAGTTCGTTTGCCAGTCGAATTGCTGCTCTCTTACCCGCTGCTGGCGGAGGAGTACCGTACGTGTATGTGACCGAAAGTTCGTTCACAGGGTCCAGTACCCACGGGAGAGCATGTTGCCTCACTAGGTAGCTATTATTTCTTAGGGAAAACTCGGACGGAGTTAGCTCACGCCCCAAGTGTGTAACAGAGTCTATCGATCTGACCGGTGTGTGGCGCAAGCGAAGGTTTCGCTGGCCTTCCGAAAATCTGGGAAGGTTGTACATACTCCCAGAGATAACGTACGGACTGGTTAGGTTTGACGTTGCGATATCTGAAGTATATACTTCAGTTACAGTCTGAACCCCTGTGTACTTCTCTCCTGACAGCTTGTAGAGAATGAAGCTGGCAAAATGGACAGCAGATTCAGTATATGGCCCAGTCGGGTCGCAAGTGTCTGCTGCACTAATCCATAGAGTAGCCATTTTTCTCCAATGCTCTTTCAGTCAATTATACCATATGGTAGAAACAAGACTGGCTGGCCTCGTTGAATAGAGACCAGCCAGTTTGATATAGCGGCGGTTATGTTACTGTTTGGTAGCCAGTTCCAGCAGGGATCGTAGAGGTACGTGCCTGCTGTGCAGGAGCGTCCGATGCGAACGGCCAGAGTGGGGCGGCAGGTCCGTCACCGAATCCTGTGTTTCCGACAGCCCAGCCTTCGAAGCTGGTAGCCATCATGTCGTTCTGGATCGCACGCTCTCCAGAAAGCTGCATCTGTGCGTACGGGAACACGAAGTGCCAGTACGGGTTGGTGCTGGTCTGACGGCCACCGACGTTTGCGATGGACCAGACTTCAATGGCAACACCGTTAGGCGTTGCGTCAACACCTACAAGAGGCATCTTCCAACCAACAGTCTGTCCACCGGAGGATAGCAGGGTACCACCAGCAATGATCTGTGAGAACTCGGGGTCCGGGTCACAGAGTGCGATGCTGAGGGTTACGCGCTTGAGGGTACGTGCAGTCTTCCATGAAGCACATACTGTACCGTCTGCGGCCTTAGTGGTGAATTCTTCGCCGTCTTCGTACTCGGGAGTATATCCGAGAGAGACGAACTTCTTAGTAACGTATGAAGCGCTAGCTCCAGTGACGAGGGCACCTGCTGCATCCAGTTTGGTAACTCGGATTGCAAGTCCTCCAACGCTGGCAGCGTTATCGTGAGCCATGTGGTTCTCCTAATTATGCGTAATCTAGTGTGAGGTCAACTAGTACTGCGTACGAGTCGGTGGTAGCCCATGTGACGGCTGCTGACCCGTCAACGAAATACTCGATATCGTTGATTCGGGAGTTGACAGCCTGATTAAGGTTTCCCGGTATGACAACTGTCGGACCAATGCGGACGGAGATAGGGCCGGTTGCGTACATCCACGCCTTACCAGCGCCAGCGTTGACACCGGTTGGACCCTTCTTCGAGTAACCCACGCCTGATACAACGGAGTTTCCGAGAGGAGAGACAAGCTTTCCGCCATCTTTGTCAAGGTTGAGGGCCGAACCGACTACCGTAGGAACGTGGATGACACCCTTTGAACCCAGAGAGGCGTTTCCAAGGGCTTCTTCCAGCAAGCCAAGACCGTAACGAATCTTTACTGCGGTTCCAGCGGTAGGGGTTACATCAACAGATTGCGCCGAAGCGAGATATCTGTTATCATTGGGGGAGTCAAGAAGTTTTGCTATATCGCCATTCCAGAATTCAATCTCGATTGCCTTCTGCATCACAATATTCAGCGCTTTCTTCGCGCTGTCTTCAACCTCAGCCGGGTTGGTTCCCATGGTGGAAACCTTCACGGATGCCTTAACATCGAAGGGGTAATATGTCTTGAAGTGCTCTTTTGAAGCAGAGTTGTCAATGACAGTAACGGTCTCTGTCGGGCTTGCCCCGAAGATGGAGCCGTTGGCTACAACAACGCCAGCGTCCTTGTTCTCGTAGGTAATCCCGGAGGTCCAAAAGCTATCGTTGTGATCGTACGTAGTGGTAGCTGGACTCAGAATACCGTAAGGGGCGACCTCAAGTCCCGCTGTGGGAACTAGGGTTGTGTTACTGCGTGCCATGTTAATTCCTTAAGTTAATTCTGAGTCCAGCTACTTTTTACTATTTGATTACTGACTAGCTAACCGCTGTAGTAGCGGAAGATGAACCCTTGATTGCAAGAGCGGAGGTTACGCGTAGAGACTCAACGCCGACCTTTGCAACACCTTCGAAAGTCTCAATGAAGAGCTTGTAGTCGTTGGTGCCGTTGAGGGTAGAGTCACGGACGATACCGAGATCAAGAGTTCCACCATCAAGGAAGAGGAAGGTTCCCTCAGAGAAGAGGTACCAGATCACGTTGGCCGGGAAGCCAAGCAGTGCGCCAGCGTTCTGTGCACCGAAGATCTGGCCGGTCTCACCGTCAAGGTGCCAAGACACGTTGATGTTACGAGTAGCGAACCACTTGTTGATCTCGGCTTCGCCAAGGTTGAAGGTTCCGTCGCGTCCGTCTCCCGGAAGCTGCTTGGTCAGGTCTGCACGAAGTGCGTTCTTGAACCACTCAGGGAAGATAACACGGAGAGGAGCGTTCGGGTCAAGACGGTAGCGGCTACGGTAAGCAGCAGCGGCCTGCTCGATCTGAACAAAGATGTCGCGAGCGGCACCAAGCTGGGAAGCAGCGGATACGGAAGTGGAGAGAGCACCGATTCGTGTAAGCAGACGGGTCTCAGCAAAACGTGCCTGCTGAACCATAGCTAGCTGGGTGTGGCGCTCAACAAGCTCGGGGTAAGCGCGTGCTCCAAGGTTACCGAAGGTAAGGCAGAGCGGGATAGCGTCGGTGTAGACGGTGACTTCAACGCCTGCTGCGACACGAAGACATGGCTTGACGGGGTTCGGCGCGTCCGGAGTGGAAGCGTCGATGTCGTCCTGCATTGTCCATACGGAGACAGCGCCCTCAAGGTCAGCAAGGACCGGAGGAGTCATGAAGCGTAGACCGCCACGGTCAGCACCGAAGACTGCAAGAGCATCACGGACAGGGCGGACAGAAGTCTCACCAAGTTCGAAGATGTCATAGGAAGTCTCAACCGGTGCGGTAAGACCACCGGCAGCAACGATAGCTTCAGGAGCTACAACTGCGTTGATCTTGGCGCGGTTACCTTCGATGTCGTTGGCGTTAAGCATACGCTCAGCCGGGAACGTGGTGGAGAATGTAGCAACGGTGTGCTGCTCTCCGTCGCCACCGGAAGTGCGGCCCATGCCGTGCTTGCGGGAGAGGATTGCCTGAGCAACCTCAGAAATGCTGGAGAACTCGGAGCCTGCGGTAATACCGGGAAGGTCAGCGCCAGCGGTGATTACAACCGGAGCAACTGCCTTTGGTGCAGGACGTAGTTCTGCGGGAGCTTCGAATTCAAGAGGCTCATTTGGGGTGTTAGAGGCGGTCACTGGTTCCTCCGAACTTTCTGTGTTAGAATCTTCTGTAGCGAACTCTGCTACGGTTTGAATAGGGGTTTCGGAAGCGCTTTCAGCTTCCGGAGCTTCTTCTACAGCAGCCTCAGATACTTCGGCTACCTCAACAGCAGCCTCAGCCTGTGGGGCTTCTGCGATAGATGCCTCAGCTTCAACTGGGGCGTCTGCTACGGCTTCTGTCACAGTCTCGGACTCGGCAGAGAAGGGCTTGAGATCCTTCTTCTTTTCCTCATCGTCCTCTTCTGCGTCAGCAGGAGCTTCCTCAACCTCTTCTTCGGCAGGGGCTTCAGCGGGTGCTTCTTCCTCTTCCTCTGCATCAGTCGCAGCAAGTTCCTCTTCGCCAGTCTCTTCGCCTTCAACTTCTTCGCTAACTTCGCCATCAGTTGCTTCTCCAGCGTTCATACGCGAAATAGCTTCTTCAGCGGCAGCGGATAGTTCAGCGGCCTCAGCTACACGACGTTCCTGCTCTGCAACGATTACATCGTTAGCGTCAGCAAGTTCGTTCATAGCGTCTACGGCTTCACGAGTGGGGGCATCTCCAATGGAGTCGGAAAGTGTGCCGAATTCGGCAACAATCTTTTCCTGTAGGGCAGTAAGTTCTTCCGGTGATAGATCGGCAAGGCGATCTAGACTTTCGCGGATGGAATCCACAGTCCCTCCTTAAGATTTTATAGAGGTTGGACAGAGCGTCCAATCGGGCTTTTACGACATTCGGCAGAAGGGCGGATATCTATATACACGCGCTTTGTTAAGTATGACTCTAGTATATCATAAAAAAT